AAGGTTCTTTCAGACTTTTCGCAGGACCAGCTTTGGTAAATAAAATCACTGACTACACAAGATCCACCACTGCAAACAGTGACTTCAACTTCAACCAAGATGTTAAAGATGGTATCTTGAAATTGTCAGTCGTTACTTACATCAGTGATTATGGTCAAGTGGATATCGTGCCGGACCTTTGGTTGGGCAGAAATGATGCCGGAGCAAGTGGAGACGACACAGCCCTAGGAACTGTAAACACAGATCGTGGATATCTCATCCCAACCGATGACACTGTTTCACTTAAATTCTTGGAAGGCATGACCATTCAGGATCTTCCTGACAACGGAGCTGGAAAAAGAGCTTTCTCTGAGTGCATGGCTACGATTCGCGTCAGCAATCCTAGAGCACTTGGTAGTATTGTTTAATTAGTTCGGGTTTATAATAACCGATCATGTTGTTACTTGGGGAGCCGGTTTAGGGGTTAGACCGGCTCCCTTTTTCTTTTAAAAATATGAGTCTTAATATTATCGTAAGAGGCGGAAAGCGAAGCGGTGGAATGTCGGGCGAAGAGATGGCACACTATCTTTCCAAAAAGGCAGAAGCACAAGCCGAGCGTGAAAAAGCCGGATACAAGGGCAGGGCATTAGCGGCTCGTAAATACGGGCAATCTGTTAGCGGAGGGAAAGACTTCCGAGCAGTTCGATCTGTCGATCTTACGACTTACTTGAGACATGAGCAGGAGCGTCCTGGCTGTATGTCTGATCCCGAGTATTCAAGAGACTTTGCTAAGAAGAATCCTGAGACAGTAATCGGATCGTGAGAACTGTATCCTACAGCGACCTAAAAGATAGATTCACTTCGGCAATCGGAGTGGATTCTTTACTTTCGGTTGAGGAGACAGCATTCAAGAACTCATTAAATGATCGTGTTAAGGGAGCATGGACACGGGCACAGTGGCCGGAATTGATGTCACTGAAAGAAAAGACAGTGGCGGCAATTACCACGCCACTGGTGGCGGACAAAGCGGTTCAGATCGACAACGACTCGGACATTATGGATGTCTTTGCGGTCTTCGATAAAAACCCGCTGAGTGACCGCCAGGCGATCAAGTTGGAATATAATCTGATCAATGGATATCTGATTCTAAAAGCAGACTCCACACAATCGACAGTATTCGTGCAGGGCAACCAGGTAACACCCAGCAGTTATGGAGATCAACCAGGAGAGACTTCTACACTCCCACGATTTCTCGAGCGTTACTTACTACTTGCTACTGTGGCCGACTGGTACAAGGCAGACGGCCAGTTGGATAAAAGCATCCAACAAGAGGCATTATCCGAAGAAACCCTGGCACTCGAAATCGACCGAGTCGAGAGGCTGGAGGGAATGAACAAAATCTCGGTCAACACTTATCCGAGCTACTCGTTCGGAGTTAACATTTTAACCACAACATAATTATGGGATTATCATCAGTTAATATTCAAAATTCTATGGGTGCAAATGGATGCGTCTATGTAAACGGCACAGGAGCAACCACAGGCGATTTTATTGCTATCCAGTTTACCGAGGATTCGGTAATAGGAGCAATCACTGGATTGATGGATAACTCGTCAGACTTAGTTTCTGATGGAACAACATTCAGTAAAAGCGATGTGATCTATGTTCCTTTCACCAGCCTAACTCTTTCTAGCGGAGCGGCTATCCTCTACAAAGCCTAATGCCTAACTTAGGTCTAGGACTTTTTGTTGGGGACATTGATGCAGATGCACAAGTCGGCCCACCTGGTCCACCTACACCTCCTGGTCCACCCACCAACTCGCTACTCACAGAAAACAGTGAACCATTACTAACCGAAGCCGGAGATAATATCGTATATGAGTGATTTACAGAATTTAACACCCGCTAACACCTACAAGGCACTGCTTCAGATAGGTGATTACACAGACGGGATCTCAGGAGATACAGGAGGAAATGCACTTCAAGTCACTGACGGAGCGGGTAATAATACCGCATTAGCAATATCGACAAACCGCGTTGGCATAGGAACAACCTCACCGAGTCAGGAGTTAGATGTCAATGGAGATATTGCATCGAGTACATTGACAACAAGTGGAGCGGTTACAGCGGGTTCTGTTTCCACAAGTGGAGCAGTAGGGGCAGGCTCTATTGATGTGAGTGGCAATGTAGTCGCAGACGAGTATGCATTGGATCAAGCAGGGTCAAGCAGTTCTGCTGTAGCAATCCATGCACCTACCACCAATGAGTTGGCAATTCGCACAAACTCATCTGAGCAAGTAAGAATAGATTCTTCAGGCCAAGTTGGTATCGGAGTTACTGATCCGAGTGCTAAAACAGTAATTAAAAGCGGTGTAAACAGTTTACCTGATTCTGATATAAGTGCTGACACAGGCACGGCTTTAAGAATTTTGGGAGCAGATGCAGCTGCAATCGATTTGGGATCAACAGGTAGAGTGAATAATGGAGGGGTGGGTCAGTGGATTCAAGCTAGGCATAGTGAGGTTGACAGCACTTATTATGATTTACTCTTAAATCCGATTGGAGGCAATGTTGGTATTGGCACTGATACTCCTTCAGCACCCCTAGAAGTTTCTTCCACAACAGGTGGTGTGATTATGCCTCGGATGACTAGCACAGAGAGAAATGATATCGCAGGTTCGGGGACAGATGGAGAGGTAATTTACAATACTACACTTAATAAATTCCAAGGTCGTGCTAATGGTTCTTGGGTAGACTTACACTAAAAATTATTATGGCCACGAAAAAAATTACAGAATTAACTAACTTAGCGACACCCGCAGGAGCAGATATTTTGCCCATCGTCGACGATGTCGCAGGAACCGCAACCACTAAAAAAGTAACAGCTACGAACCTGATGACCCTAGCACCTGTGCAATCGGTGGCAGGAAGGACAGGAACAGTGACAGTAGACGCAGGTGACTTAACAGACGGCAACTTTGACGGCACTGCAATACTAGGATTTGACGCATCGATCAATGATCAAACAGGAACTGCATACACACTACTCGCAAGCGACAACGGAAAAGTCGTAGTGTTAGATAACGCTAGTGCTGTAACAGTGACAGTACCGAGCGGACTTGGAGCAGGGTTCAATTGTAGCTTTGTACAAAAGGGAGCAGGACAAGTTAGCTTTACCGCTTCTTCGACCACTATAAACAACAGGCAATCCCACACTAAGATAAATGCTCAGTACGGAGTAGCTAGTTTATTAGCATACGCTACTGACACATTTGTTTTAGCCGGGGACACAGCTTCCTAAGATGACTTTTATTCTTCCAAGTATTGGTGGTGGAGTAATCGCTAGTCCTACTGCTCCTCCATTCAGTAATACCTACTCCGTAGATTTAGACGGGTCTGACGACTACATAGATTGTGGAGGTGCTTCCGATTTTGGCTTTACTGACGGTGCTGGTAATGACGATCCATTTTCTATTAGTGCTTGGGTGAAGTTGGATTCAAATAACATTCAAAGAATGGTAGACAAAAGTGGAACCACACAAGCTAGTCGCTCTTATCTTTTCGGGACGGATGGAACCCATGTGTTTAGTCTGTTTTTGGGACCCGGTACAGGGAACTATTTATTTGTCAGAGAAAATGGGGCTTTGAGTACAGGGGTGTGGTATCATTTAGTAGCCACCTACGATGGGTCTAATACGGCAGGAGGTATATCTCTTTACAGAAACGGCTCGGCATCCACTACAACTAATTCAAGTTCAGGTACTTATGCGGGAATGCCGTCAACTTCAGAGACTTTAAAGATCGGTAGATTTAATTTGAATGGTTCTGTTATGAACGGACTTATTGATGAAGTGGCTATATTTGATTACGAGTTAACTTCGTCTCAAGTCAGCGACATATACAACAGCGGTAGTCCTGCCGACATCTCATCACTTAGTCCCTTGGGTTGGTGGAGAATGGGAGACAATGATGGTGGAACAGGAACTACTATTACGGATCAGGGTAGTGGTGGAAATGACGGCACACTTACCAATGGACCAACCTTTTCAACCACAGTACCATAATAACAATGAGAAACTATGTAATTATCGATGCATCGGAAGTTAGTTCCGTAGATTTTAATCAAGTGCTTGAGACGAGTGCTGATACGCTTAGATACAACCTAGTGGGGACACAGACCTTTGTTAAGTTTGAAGGCGACACTCCTAGCTTTCTAGAGGGAAAGACTGCCAACACGCACTCAGAGATGTTAACGATATTATCGGGATCTGATTGGACTGATCCTGACGCTATTCCCTAATGGCAACTGAAGTCGGAGATAATGTGCAAGTCAAAGCTAACTTGGCATTTATGGCGAAAGTTATCGCCATTGTCGGCACTGCTGTGTGGGGCTACTCCGTCATTTGGAACAAGATTAACGAACTCGACAATAGCTTGGGGAGAGTGCAACACGAAGGCACTTTGCTTGGCGATCTATCTGCTCGCATGATGCACATAGAGAAGTTTGCAGAACAGGCAAAAGCGGATCTCGATCATTTGGTTGAGATGCAAGATGCTCCGATTACTTCCGACTATCAGCAGTTTGAGCGACTTAATTATTTAGAAAAGGAGTTGGAAAGACTCCGAGATAAGGTGGAGAAGTGAGATGGGTGAAATCTTGCTTATGTTACTTACGGGGGGTGGTAGCACAGCTATGGGTGCTATCCTCAAGGGTGGGTTTGGAATGTTATTTGAGGCTCGCCGCCAAAAGCACGAACTCGAAGTGGCAAGAGAAAGTCGTGCAAATGAAAATTTTCTTAAGCTCCAAGCTCAGTTGGCTGAAGGAGGTAATAATGAGTTCAGGGATTTTTCTCGCCGTATTATTGCTTTTATGGGCATTGGCACTCTTTGCCTTTGCATCCTGCTCTGTACCCTCTTTCCGCAAGCCGAGTTTCTTTCAATCACCAACGCAAACGGAGAGGGGAGAACGGAGTTCCTCTTCGGACTCTTCTCATGGCCTGCAAGCCAAGACCCCATCACGCTCAGTAGCGGACACCTTTCGTACATGGGCCAAACGGCCCTTATGGGAATCCTCGGCTTTTATTTCGGGCCATCACCTAATAGGCGATGATTGATCGAGCCGCAGTTACCGGAGTGAGTGGCACATTAGCTACTTTTGGGTTATCGACATTAGATTCTTTATTCGGGTGTATCGCAGGAGCGATCACAATTGTATACATGTCAATTAAGGTTTGGCAGGAATTAAGGAAGCGTAAGTAATGGCTAGGTACAAACCAATGGGCAGAATGGATGATCCTATCCTCACCGATGGAGATCGTGGATTCCGTGGTATTGATAGTTACCTGGAGCCTACCACACTACAGGGGGGTACCGTTGAGGCATCGGAGAATATGCGACTAGACGGGGATATTGCATCTGTACGCAAAGGCATAGAATTTAAAGCAGGCGGGGTATCCCTTACTTATTCCGCAGGCACAGAGGAAGTATTTGCATCCACCTTATTTTCCGACCCGGTAACAGGAACAGAATTTATCGCTTGTGCCACAAAGGATAAGGTAATCCTATGGAATGATCAGAATAACAGCGGTATCGATATCGCATATCCTGGCGGACAGACGGTAGCAAGTGGAGACAATGCGAGCTTCGTTCAGGCAATGGAGAAGCTCATCCTTTTTCGAGGAACCGGTAAAGATCCGCTAGAATGGGATGGCGATTATACCACCCCCACAGCATTTACGCTCAAGAATAATGCATCCCCCACAGCAGGCAGAGTGGAATGCCCTAGCACAAACTTTGGCACCTTCTTTGCAAACCGCTTGATCGTACCACAGCCAAGCGATTCGCAGTACACCGTGATCATGTCCGACCTTTTGGATACGGATAATTTCTATCCCGCAGAGTCGCAGTTCAGGATCAATCGTGGAACCGCAGATCGCTTGGTAGGATTTACTCCATACCTGGAGAATCAGTTACTCGTATTTTTCCGCAACTCGATCCACATGATTAATAATGTGGCAATATCATCTGCGGCAGGAGTCTTTGAGATTACCCGCCAACGGGGATGCGTGGCCCGCAAGAGCATAGCCGCTAGTGGACCGCAGATATACTTCCTATCCGATGATGGTGTATTTACCCTGCAACAAGGCTTAGACCCCGCCAAAGGACTAGGAGTTGCAATCTCGAAGGTAAGCGGAGAAGCAATCCCGCTATCCCGCCCGATACAGGATCAGTCCAAAGAAGTAAACTTCGCCTCTGCGGATAAAGCATGTGGTATTGTATTTGATAATAAGTATTACCTCGCAGTCCCCACAGGTTCATCCACCGATAATAATAAAATCTTAGTATATGATATCCTTAATACAGCATGGACTTCAGTAGATTCCTTCCCCGCAGGATTTGTAATAGATGATTTCGTCACCGTATTACATGGTAGCGATCCCACCAAGCGCAGACTCTTTGCAGTCAACGACAAGGGATGGCATTTAATCGAGGAAGGCACCACCGACATCACGGGAACGGTAGGGAGCGCAAGCACCACCTCCACCGCGATAAGTGCCAGGCTGAAGACCCGCTCCTTCACATTCGGAAATATCGATGTAAAGAGTTGGAAGAGGGGGCAGTTGGGATGCGAAGTGAGCAACGGGGATCAGTTCACGATCAAGGTCAATACCATAGACCCGGATCGGACGAACACGGTACACACCGAGAATGCGACAACGACCGAGGAGAAACTGATTCGCTTTGGCAGTGGCAGAGCGAGAGGTTACGCCGCGAGCGTAGAAGTAGATGTAACAGCCGGGCGGCCTAGCTTTCGCCATGTATCGCTAGAAGCGATAGCGGGCGGAGCGAATGCGAGGAGGGAGATTGCATAGTGGCAGTCACCGCGACAGTTACCCGTGGTTTTACCTTCGCTACAGGCGTGGAGACCGATGCCGCGTCTCTTAATCAATTGGGCGAGCCTACCGTCACCGTAGACTCCATCTCCGCCACCTCCGTTACCCTGGAGAATTTCACCGTAAGCACACTACCCGCAAATGGAACAACGGGCAGGATGATATATGTCAGCGATGGCGATGGTGGCAACCCGTGCCTTGCCGTGGATAACGGCACGAATTGGTTGCGCGTAAACCTCGGAAGTGCGGTGAGCGCCACCGATGCAGACGAATACCTAATGGCAGAATGAATATACTAGAACAAGCTAAGAGGTTTTACGATAAATCAGGCGGTAATATGTTTGCGGATATATCGGCATACTCTGCCAACGGATATGTATTCATTACCCCTACCACACTACTTCTTGGTAAGGCAGTAAGGACGGACATTGATACACATCCTGACGACCAATGGAATCCACCTGGAGCGGATGCATGGTATGTGCGAACCGCTATAGGGGAGGACAGCATAAAAGAATTTATCTCACGCATACCATACCCATTACCTTTTGTTGGATGGATGCGTGAACTGAAAAAAAGACCAATTAAATGGTACGACTTTAATCGAATTAATCGGAGGAAATAAACAATGGGCGGCGGATCACCAACTTACAACTATCCTGAACAACCAAGCTACGGCGAGGGCATGGCAGATGCTCTCAAAGCACAGGTCGAGCTACTTACGGGTACAGGAGACTTTGCAAAAACAGGTTCGCTCGAATCCCTCCTCCCGCTCGAAGAGAGTATTCGTAAGAAGACCGCACAAACGGATACGGATATTCTGCGTCAGACCTTGTTGGGTAGCGAGCAAAAGGTAAATGTTGTTAAGGACCCAAAGACAGGTAAATACGGTATACCTGGTGGTAAAGTTGTTAAAGATTTAGGTGGTGGAACAGTCTCAAATCGGTTTCAGGTTTTTCTTAGCGTACCTCCGGGACGGAAGGTGGAAGATAGCGGCCGTAAATACGAAATTCTCGATACGGAGACAGGGGCAGTCGTTACCCCTACTTTTGAAGAATTTTATTTAAGTAGTGGTCAATTAAAGAAAAACAAAGACGGCACATATACAAAAGGCGATAAATTCAATGAGGCTTTAGCGCGGACGAAAAAATTAGCAAGTGGTATGACTGCTGAAAAGCTTTTTGATACTATGACTTCTCAGGCCAAATCGGGCCGGACAACGGCTTTCTATGATAAATATGAAATCAACCAACAACATTTTACTGATTGGTATAAATATAAAACGGGTGGAGCATCTGAGCAGGACTTAGAAACAGTATTTAATTTTACAAACCCTAATACAGGCGAGCCTTTTGATGTAACTGAAGGTAAACAAATTACTATTCGAGAAGGCGATGGAATGGTTGATCTTCTTGGAGACAGACGCACGGTATCCGAGTTTAC